GCGCGGCAAGGTGATTAAGCGTGGCGTCAAGTTGTGGCTGGTCGGTACCGACACCGCCAAGGACTTGTTGCACGGTCGATTGCAGATCGTCGACGCCGGACCCGGCGCTGTGCATTTCAGCAAAGAGTTGCCCGAAAGCTTTTACCAGCAAATCACCTCGGAATACCGGGTGCTGGCCAAAACGCAATCAGGCGACCAGTACCGGTGGGTAAAACCGTCCGGCAAGCGCAACGAAGTGCTCGACTGCACGGTTTACGCCATGTTCTGCGCCCAGCAACTGGATTTGAATCGGTTCACGGATCGGATGTGGCAACGCCTGGAAGACGCGGTGCAACCGCCAACCGGCGATATGTTCGCGCCGTCTGTGAAACCTCTTCCCCCTCAAACCCAAACAGCGCCAGAAGCTGTACCAGCCATTTCGGCGCCAGCTGCGCAGCCGCGCCGCAAATCGTCGGTCGGACGCATGGCATAGGAGTTCATATTGTTCACGCCGCGAATCAACAACTATACCGGCCTTCCCCCGGCCACGTTGCAACAGTGGCTGACTGAGGCGCAGCAGGCGTTGCATGACCTGAGCACTGGCGCCAAGGGGGAATCGTTCAGTTACACCCAGGGCGACGGTTCCAAGTCCATAACCTATACCCGCGCTAATATTGGCCAGCTCCAGCAGCACATCAACGAATTGATGTACGCGCTGGGCATTCGCCGCCGGCGCGCGATCCGACCGGTGTTCTGATGGAAACCATCACCCTACTAGACGCCAGAGGGCAGCCGATGGCGCCATCGCCCCCGCGTGCCTACGGGAACTCAACGATGCGCACTGAGGGCGTGGCTGGCGCGACGGCTTTTCCGTATGAGGCCTCGAGCTGGTCGACGCAGGAGATGGGGGAGTGGCTCCCTTGGATCCGGTCACCAGATGCCGAAATCAGCCAATTCCGCGACCGGATGGTGGCGCGTTCGCGCGACCTGGTGCGCAACGATGGCTGGGCATCCGGCGGCATCACCCGGATTTTGGACAATACCGTTGGCGCGGCGCTGCGTCTGACGGCAATGCCGGATTACAAGGCGCTGGCGGCCATGACTGGCCTGAGCGTGTTTGATGCGGTTTGGGCTGCGGAATTCCGCCGCACGGCTGAAGCACTGTGGCGCAATTTTTCGGAAGACATCGGCCACTACAACGATGTATCGCGTCAGTTGACCGTGTCCCAACAGATGCGTCTGGCGCTGCGTCATAAGCTGGTGGATGGCGATTCCCTGGTGGTCAACTACTGGCTACCCGAGCGCGTCTTCTCCGGTGGGGCGCACTACGCCACCTCATATCTGGTTGTCGATCCAGACCGACTGTCGAATCCATACCAAATGGTCGACACCCGGTACATGCGCAATGGCGTTGAGATCGATGATCACGGTGTTCCCCTCGCGTATCACATTAGAAAGGCTCACCAGAACGACTGGTACAACGCCATCGAGAGTATGGAGTGGGAGCGAGTGGAGCGCGAGGATGCCGATGGCTGGATGCGCGTCATTCATGACTTCGAGCGGGATCGCGCCGGACAAAACCGGGGCATTGGGATATTCACTTCGGTGCTGTCTCGGTTCAAGATGCTAGCCCGCTATTATGGCGTTGAGTTGCAAGCGGCCACCATCGCAGCGACATTCGGCACCTATATCACCAGCCCGTTTGACGCAGGCCAAGTGGAAGAAGCGCTGAACAACTCGGATGAGCTGTCGGCTTATCAAGGCTTGCGCGCCGACTTTCATGAGGAGCGACCTACCTATCTCAACGGCGCGCGTATCCCCACCCTGGCGCCGGGTGAATCGATTGAATCTGTCGCGTCGGCGCACCCGCATTCTGGCTTTGGCGAGTTTGCCCGCGAGATGCTGCTCAGCTTCTCTGCGGCATCAGGGATTTCGGCGGAACAGATTACGCAGGACTGGTCTCGCACCAACTATTCCAGTGCGCGCGCCGCGCTGCTCGAAAGCTGGAAAACACTAAACCGCCGCAATATTGAGTTCCGGATCGGCACCGCCAACCCGATGTATGCCTCCTGGCTGCATGAGGCGATGGATAACGGTGATTTACCGCTACCCAATGGCGCCCCTTCGTATCTTGAGGGCCGTACAGCCTATGCGCGCTGCACATGGCTTGGCACCGGGCGCGGCTGGGTAGATCCGGTCAAAGAGAAGCAAGGCGCTGTTCTCGGCATGGATGCGGGCTTGTCCACGTTGCAGCGGGAGTGTGCCGAGCAGGGCCTCGATTACGAAGAGGTTATTGAGCAGCGCGCTGCTGAAATCCAAATGTTCAAGGATGCCGGCCTGCCGCCGCCGAAGTGGTTTGGCGATGATGCGACCAGTGCATCCACCCCGGAAGAAGAGCCTACACCAAGATGATCAATTATCCCCACCTGGCACAGCGATTATTCAATGTTCCGCTCGCCATTACCCCTCAGAAAGCCGAGGTGGTCATGGCGGCTTTGGCCGATCGCTTTGGCCTGAGTCGGTTGTTCCATGCCAACGGTAATGTCGTCGCGCTCGACTCGTGGGACGGCGATATCGGCGAAGAAGCCGTATCCCGCCCTTACGAGGTCGCTGCGGGCATCGCCATTATTCCGGTTCAAGGCACGCTGGTGCAAAAACTTGGCACCTTGCGGCCTTATTCCGGCATGACCGGCTACGACGGCATTCGTGCCTGTCTGAGCCTGGCGCTGGCAGATAAAAAAGTCCGTGGCATTGCTCTCGATATTGATAGTCCTGGGGGTGAGGTCGCGGGGTGTTTTGACTTAGTGGACGCCATCTATCAGTCGCGCGGTGATAAGCCCATCTGGGCCATTCTCACCGAAAACGCCTACTCGGCGGCCTACGCGCTGGCCAGCGCCTGCGACAAGATCGTTGTCCCGCGAACCGGCGGCACGGGCAGTGTGGGCGTGATTTGTATGCACGTCGATATGTCCAAGGCGCTCGGCGCGGCGGGAATGGCGGTCACGATCATCCATTACGGCGACCGAAAGGCTGACGGCAGTGATGTGCGACCGCTGTCACCCGAGGCGCTTGAGAGGATTCAAGCCGACGTCGATGCGATGGGTGATTTGTTCGTAAAAACCGTCGCTCGAAATCGTGGGCTTCCCGTTGCCCGGGTAAGAAACACCCAGGCCAGTACCTATCTCGGCTCCGAGGGTGTCGGCATTGGATTTGCCGACGCCGTCATGGCGCCGGATGAGGCCTTCCGTTCCCTGCTCGCCGAGTTGGGTTAATTTTTTTTGGAGATAAAAAGATGTCCCTTGTGAAAAACTTGGCACGCAAGATGACGTTTGCTCACTTGTCTAGCCTTGGCGCTTCCAGTGGGCGCGCTCAGGTTGATGATTCGGATGACGACGATAAGAGCAAGAAGGGTCGCCGCGCCGAGGGCGACGACCCGGATGAGCGTGACCCCGACGACGAAAAAGGCAAGAAAGGCCGCCGCGCCGAGGAAGATGATCCGGATGAGCGCGATCCTGATGATGAAAAGGGCAAGAAGGGTCGTCGCGCCGAAGAGGATGATCCGGATGAGCGCGACCCTGATGACGAAAAGGGCAAGAAAGGTCGCCGCGCTGAAGATGACGATACCGACCCCGACGCCGAAGACGATGAAGACGAAATGCACGGTAAGAGTGCAGTCGCCCGCGCTCGCCGCCGTGAACGCGCGCGCTGCGCCGCCATTTTCGGTTCGAAGGCCGCCGCGCGTAACCCGGCCCTGGCCGCGAACCTGGCGTTCAACACCGCCATGACGCGCAGCCAAGCTCTTGGCGTGCTGCGCGATTCTCCGGCGGCGCATGACCCGAATGCGGGGCGCTCAGCCAGCAACCCGAATATCGGTAACGGTGGCAGCCAGTCCCCGGGACGCAAAGCTGTCTCCAGCTCCAGCTGGGACCGCGCGTTTGCCAAGGCCAACCCCGGCTCGCGCCGTTAATTCTTCCATAGAAAGGATTTGCACTTATGGGCAACCCTATTGTGACGCCATTGCAAGAGCAGCTGCATAACAGCGGCTTCATTGTTTCCGAGGCGCCGGGCCATCAATCGCGTGACCAAATCACCTTGACCGGCGGCATGCTGGTTCTGGCTGGCACCGTTCTGGGCCAGATCACCATCAGCAATGGATCGCCGGTGGCCAGTTCCATCGCCGGTTCCGCCAACGTCGGTAACGGCACGCTGGCCATTGGCACCCAACCGCAGGCCGGCTATACCCCTGACGGTGTATTCGCCATCACCTTTACTGATCCGACCCATTTCAGCATTGCTGGCCCGAATGGCTTTAACGAAGTGGATCTCCCGGTTGGCGCTGCGTTCAACGCAGACGGGATGATTTTCACTATCACCGCTGGCGGCACCGCCTTTGCTGTGGGGGATGCGTTTCAGATTACCGTTACCTCCCCGGGGTCTACGGGTCAGTACCGTCCGCTGAACCCCGCAGCAACCGATGGTTCTCAGGTGGCGGCGGCGATCCTGTTCGCCACCAAGGATGTGACGCAGGCCAATAAACCGGCCCTGGCAATTACTCGACTTGCCGAAGTCAATGGCTCCGAACTGATCTGGCCGTCCAGCATCACCGGCGCGCAGCAGACCGCCGCGCTTAACCAGTTGACGGCCATCCACCTCATCGTTCGCTAACTGTAACCACCCCTCTAATTTTAAAACCGCCTTCGGGCGGTTTTTTTATTTCCGAAAGGCAGAGCCATGCCCGGCAATATCCTTGATATTTTCCACCAGGATGCATTCTCCGCAATCACCCTGACGGACGCAGTACAACGTAATCCGTACCAACCGGTCGGCTTGGGTGAGATCGATATTTTCGATCCGAACCCGATCCGCACCAAAGCACTCGCCGTTGAAGAGCGAACCGGTAAGTTGGTGTTGATCCCGTTCAGCGAACGCGGCGCCGAAGGCACTCAGCGCACCACTGAAAAACGCAAGATCCGCTATTTTGATGTGCCGCGGCTGATGCACGACGACACGATCTACGCCGAAGAAATTCAAGGCGTGCGTGAGTTCGGTGAAGAGTCTGTTTTGATGCAGATCGAAACCGAAGTCGCCCGCCGCCTGTCGGGCCCCACTGGCTTGCTGGCCTCGGTGGAATACACCAAGGAATACATGCGCCTGGCCGCAGTGCAAGGCCTCTGCCTGAATCCGGCCGATGGTTCTGTGGCATACAACTGGTTCGACGAATTTCAGATTACCCAGGCGCCTGAAGTCGGTTTCAATTTGGCTGCTGGCACGCCTAATTCTCTGCGCCCGATCTGCAACGGTATCGTTCGGAGCATGGCGCGCAAGGCCCAAGGCGCCTTTACGCCGACCACCCGCGTCTATGCGCTATGCGGTGACTCGTTCTATGACTTGCTCACCAATCATCCGGATGTGATCCGTACTTTTGTGAACTGGTCTGATGCCAAGGCGTTGCGCGACAACAGCCAAGGCGCGGCTTTTGATGCCTTCGATTTCGCCGGCATCACCTGGGTCAACTATCGCGGTTCTGACGATAACGCCACCATCAAGATCGCTGACGACAAGGTCAAGTTCTTCCCGGTAGGCGCGCCTGGCATTTTCCGCGAAGCGATGGCGCCTGGTGAAACCGTTGATTGGGTCAACACCCCGGGTAAGCCGGTCTACGTCCTGCCGATCTTCGATCAGCAGCGCCGCATGTGGTGGAAGATGGAAGTCTATTCCTACCCGCTGATGATCTGCACTCGTCCTGAAGTGTTGTTCTCTGGTCGAGCCGAGTCATAACCATGTCAATCGACTGGGACGCGCTGGTGCTCGGCCCGGTGCATCGTACGTTCGGGGAGCCGGTGACATATCAGCCGGTCTCCGGTCCTGCGAACCCTGCGTTGACCGGTGTTTTCGACGAAGGCTATCAGTCCAGGATCGAACTTGAGGACGGGTCGGTTTCCTGGACGACGCAGGCGCCGACATTGGGTATTCGTCTCGCTGAGTGGGGCGGTGCTCCCCAGCAGGGCGAAACGGTGACGATTCCGAGTGTTGAGAAAACCTTCATCGTCGTCGACGCCCGTCCTGACGGTCATGGTGAGATCCGGTTGATTCTGGGGAGCGTGTCATGACGACATCCTCAGATTTGCGCGCAGCGGCTGTTACGGCGCTGACCGGAGCAACCGCGGCTGGCGCCAACGTCTTTTCCCCTCGCACCTGGCCAACCTGGAACGGCTCTTACCCCGTTTTGTTCGCAACCACGCCGGATGAATCCGGTGAATCACATGGGCGCACTAGTGCGCCGCACTTTACCGTGACGACGACCCTCAAGGTCGTGGCGCGCGTACAGACCGTAATGAAGCCGCATGACGCAGGCGCAGCCGATGCACTGGTCCAGCTGGAGCTGATACGCGATGAAATCAAGGCCGTGGTCATCAGCGCGCCGGACTTGATGCCGCTACTTCAGCAGTTCGCCGCTTTCCGCTGCCACATGGAAGTGACCGAGG